TCCACATTACTCGCGAACGACTGCCATAGCGTGCAGTTAACGCACGGCCAAGCGAGCCAGCCATAGACGTGTCAAACATGGTGCCTGTTGCGCCTTTCCATTGAATGGCAAACGTGCCCACATTGGTGGTGTTTCCGCCGTACTCTTTGATTGCTCGAGTATTGATCTTGGCAGCGATCTTTTGTTTCATGCCAGGTATCCACGGCAACAACTGAAACCCTGATCGGGTTTGCCAGTTGCGCGCCATACCAGACAGCGGGACGCCAGTAGGCACAAGTTTGTTCGCATCATCAATAACAGGCTGGACGATCTTCTTGTAGTCCTTGGTGATTTCTCGGCGTAAAGATTTGTCAATCTTGTTAAGGGTCTTCAAAGCGTCCTTAAGCCCTACAACCTCAATCTTTGCCGATACTTCCGCCACGTTATTTCCTTTTTTTGTTTGCCTCGTTAAGCACTTTAATGACCGTTGCCATATCTCGAGCGTCAAACACAATGTCGCCAGGCCACCAACCGACCGCGACCAATATCTCTGCTAGTTGGCGGCGGTAGGTGCCGCGTCCGTAGGGTTTGGGTCTGTTTCGTCCAGTACCGGCAGAATGTCGATGTCAGGGTTTTTGCTAAGCCATTCACGCCAGTTATCACCAACTTGTTCGCCTTTGATCTTCAATATTGTGTGCATCCAACAGGCGTAATCCGAATACAACGGGTTTGCCGAGAGCTGTTGAATGTTGCGGCGCTCCAGTCGTTCCCATTCCGTAACCACAAACAGGTTCGTGTAGTAGTACTCGGGTGCGCTGTCGGGCGTGCGCTTTAACTGCAACTTTATTTTCATGTTGTCTCCTATGTCGGCTTGGAGCCGTGATTATGGTGCGGTGGTGTCAAGCGTTAGCGCGCCACCCATAAACGTGAGGTCATAGGTTGACAACTCGCCAAGGGATGCGTTGATAACTGGCAACGACTCAAGGTAACAACCAGTCAAAATAAACTTTGGGTTGGTTGCTGACTCTGCACCTGACGCTGGGGTCAATGTGATGTTGGTCTTAGTGCCAACCAACGGGAACAAAGTTGCATAAGTTTCGGTTGCTGCGAACGATGCGTACATCGTCAATGTCACTTCGTTGTTGACAAGGCCTGCGGTGTAACTGCGTGAGTTGGTGCCGAAAGCGGTGTCTTCAAGCGCTTCAACCAAATAGGTCAATGTCGCTGCGGTGCACATGTCGGTTAGATCAACGCTGTTAATCGTCAGGACTGGGTTCGAGAGGTAAGTGGATGATGCCATGAGATTGCTCCTTAGTTCTGTTCAGATAGTAGATGATTTATTACTGCTCATAGTGGATTATGCGGTCTGAGCTTGGATAGCGCAATCAAGGTCATAGCACGGGTACAACGCGCCACCGATCTCAAGGCTTGACGGACGGCCACCCATCACAATGATCTTGGAGCCAAGCACGGTTGCCACAATGCTCAAAATTGATCGGAGCACCGGCAGACCAGCAGGCCCAGAGCCGATCACCTTGACAGGAAACTCAAGCCTGATCACGTTGCCGTTGCCTGCGATAGTCGTAAAGTTTGGCGCGTCCAGATACACGCAGTTTGGTGCAAGTTTTGTGGGGTCGTTGACAACACGCAAAGAAGTGATCGCAGTCAGCGTTGCCGTGACATCATCAATCGCTTCGTTAAACAGGTCGGTGTAAGCCATTAGGCAACCGCTGGACGTGGGATGCCAAGGAGCTGCTTGACGATCGGGGTCAGGCTTTGCTGGGTTGCTGTGCCCATGCCGTCAAACGTGGCGTAGGTTGACTCTATTGAGCCCCTAGAGCGCCACAGAGCCGCGCAATACATCAAAGTGCCCAATGTGGCATCTCCGCCAGGCGAGGTCGTTAGGGAGTCGATATAGCCGCTTTCCTGACGCCTGCGATATGCAAACTGGTTGCCAGCCGACACCGACTGCGTGAGCAGGGTGTAGTCGTCTGATGGGTTTGCAATTGTGATGCCCAAATAGGTCATGACCTGCCCGGCAGATACCCATGTGCAAACAGGGTCATAAGTAATGGTGCCAGACGCGGCGACTCGATCAACATCGTTGGCAACCTTGGCAAACAAAACTTGGTTTGCAATTGGTACTTGAAAATCAAATAACAAATCGCCTTCGGTGTCTATTCCGATGTATTCGTATTGTGGCAGCGCGTAAACGCTGTATGTGCCGTTAAACGTGGCATCAACGCCTGCAACCGTAATTGATTGGCCGACTGCAATCTCGCTGGGGGTCAGGAGTTGCAGTACGGCGTAATCATCAATTAAGTATTTGTGAGTGACCGTGTAGGTAGCCATGAGCGGATGCTCCGCTTCTGACTATGAAACGATGATTGATTGGACTTGGTCAGCGTCAGCGATAAAGGTTGAAACGTATCCGTAGTAGGAGAACGTGCGACCCAAAGTGCCTGGCACTTCAACCGACATGATTCCACGCAATTGTTCGTAGAACTCGCAAGCCGAGCCTCGAGCAACGACCATGGTGCCTGCAGCGAAGTTGCGATCTGCTACAAGGTTTAGACCAAATGGGTTGAATGTGTTTGCAACGGTCACGTTTGCTGATCCCATTGCATTGACTCCCATCAATCCTGCTGCACCCACGTATGGGAACACAGGACGATCGTCAGCATCAAGCTGTGCACCCAATGCCTGCCATACGCCTGGAGCCACGAAGATGTGGTCTGGTAGGAAGTTGGTGTCCAACAGGATGTTGTAAGCGGCGGTGTAAATTGCCGAAATCAACGTTGATGGATCGTTTGCGGTAACTGTCCAAGTTGCGCCTGATGCTTGTGCTCCAGCAACAATTGCGTCTGCAGCGATGTTGTCCGATGCAAGCATGTACTGGCCTGCGAGGTCACGCAAAATGATGTCCATTGAGCCAGGGCTTGTGAAGTCAATGTCTTGTACTGACAAAGTCACTTGGCCTGCAAGCGTGGTTTTGGTAACTACGTTTGATGCAATTACTGGGGTTGTTGCAGATGCTCCAGTCAATTCGGTTGACTGTGTGCCGACTGACGTGTGGGTTGTCCACGTTGGGCGGATAAATGTTTTTTGATTGCCACCGTCTGGCATTGCGCGAGCGCCAATGGCTGCGACTACTGGACGGATGTAGTTCAAATCCTCGAAGACTGGGCCAAGGACTGGAACTGGCAAAAGGCCAGGTGTGTCGGTGGTGAGAACATCACCGGCAGCTGCTTGCAATGCAGTTTGACTACTCTGCATGTATTCGCGTGCGGCTGCAGATACGTTGCGGAAAGTTTCTCCGCCGATGTGCATTGCTGCGAGATATTCGCCTGGTGTTGGCAATGCAAACTTGCGCTTTGCTTGTGCAAATACTGGTGCAGTAGGGATGGTTGCCTCGACTGCTGATTCGTTTACTTCGGACATTTTTGGTTTCTCCTCTACTGGGGTTACTTCTTCATTTAACACTACTTCTTCGGGCTCTTGGTGGATACTCGCTGCGACTTTGGTGATGTTTGCGGCATCGCCAAAAGCGCCGATCGGAACTAGGGACAATTCCATCCAGTCGGCTGACTCAATGATCATTGTGCCTTCTTCGTCATACGAGAACTTAACGGGATTTACCCCGACCGAAACTTGATCGATGGTGCCGTCCAAGGCCATAACCAAAGCGTCATTGCCGAGGGTTGTGGCGCTGATCTTGGCGCTGAACATCATGCCTTCTTCGGTGTCCACGCGCTCGGTCACTACGCCGACTGGCTGGCTGGCATCGTGGTACATGAACAGGCGCGGCGCTTTGCCTTCGACTGGCAATGAGCCAGGACGAAAGATCACAGCTGTGCCATCGCTGACTACTGCCGGCACGTTGTACGGAACAGCGGTTCCAGAAATCGTGCGTTTTGGTGCTTCGCCGATTGCGGCGTCAACCGTGAACTCTCCTGCAATTAACTTAATCATCGTGCTAACTCCTCTTGTGTGTTTTCTCTAACAATTACTTCATCGTCTTCGCGGTCGGCCATAAAGTTTTCTTCTAGGTATTCGTCTGCATCAAACTCGACGTATGTTCCGCGCGGTAGGACGTTGTCCATTGATAGCGCGCTAGCGATTGCATCGGCATACAGTTTTACGCCGAACAAGTACAGATCGGCGCGCGCTTGCTGACTTGACTGATATGAATAGGCGCCAGTTGCAACGCCCACCAAATACGGCGGAACATTTGCCAGACGTGACATTTCAAGCGCCTGATATTGCGATGCTTCAATCAACAGCATTTTGTCTGGTGTGCTGTTTGTTTCCGTGTATGTCAAATACTCGTTAAGCGCAGCGGTCTGGTTTGTTGCTCGAGCGGCGTTAAACGCGCTAGCCAAATCAGCCAACTCTTGCGCGCTCAATGGTTCGCCACCAGTTTGTTTAAGTACACCGGCAGGGATACTTGACGATGCGTTTCGGTTGCGCGCTGCTTCAAGTTTAAGTGCGGTTTCTATTGCGCCCGGCGCTGAATAAATCATGCCTTGCGCGGGTGACAAGAACTGCACAAGGTTTGCTGGGTCTAACATTCCGCCGTTGAAATACACTTCTTTGGATGGTGCAAACCAGACCGGGCCGACCATGTCAGGTGTTGTGATTGATCCTGCTGGCAGTCGAGTGAACGTGGCAGGGTAGCCGTCAGCGGTGCGTGATGATATGTACCAAAACGCACGGCCGAACATCATCAAATCATCAAGTGTCCACGACATGAGAAACTGGTAAGGAACGGTTGGGTCTGGACGGCGCAACCATGAACGTGGAGCGATGTACACCTTTTCCATGTCATCGCCGTTCCACATTTCGTTGTACATTTTTAATGGCATTGAGCCAATGACTGATGCCATCAAATCTCGCGCGCGGTTGATTGTTGGCACGCTGATTGCGCGGTTGCGCGCTTCGCCTTCCTGGTAACTGTAATATTGGCCGATCATGTTTACGCCGGCAGCGTTTGGCGTGTAGCCACCAGCCGCAGCTGCCTTGCTTGGCGCTGGGCTTATTGCTGCTTTTCGGGTTTTGTTGAAGATCGCCATAGTCCTACTTTGTCACATGGGTGGCAACCGCGCATGACTTATCCGATTCCGACAAAAGGCAAGGTGCGCGGTCGCCGCGTTTATCTTAGTTATTTACCGCGACAAGCATGGGCTTTCCGCTGTTAACTGGACGGGCAGACATGCCAATACCCCAGACCATTGTTCGCGCCAACTCAATAGGCCCAGGTGATCGCTTGCTTGAGAGCACGATCGTGTTGTCGGTGCGAACAGCAACGGCGCGCTGGACATGTTCGGCTAACAGTTTTTCGCCTGTGTGCAACAGTCGCGCTTCGGCAATCATGTTTTTGGCTAGCGGTGTAAACCGTCCTAGTTCGGCGTAACCGACCACGACCCTGCGGCGCTCAATGTTCGGTGGGCAGGTGGCGTCCACGGTAGGCGACAGGGCGAATCTGATCGTGGGGTCTTTGGCCAGTTCCTGCACGTTCTCCCACAGCTCTGTAATTGACTCGGCGATAAATGCCACGGTGACGAGCACCCGACCGTCTGACAGGTTGACGCATCTAGTCGCGCTGTATCGGGAGTCATCCAACGAAGACTCGATCGCCACGACCCCACCGCTAGGTATCTCACCTGTGTATTCCAATGACGGCCAACGCCCTGGCTCAATCCATCCGCGCACAACACTCACCCAAAGGTTGAGACTGGCGCGCAGGAATGATGCGCGATCTGGGTTTGTTGATTCTTGCCTAATTGTGTCCATGTCCAACGTGTGGCCAAGTGCAGGATTACCCCACGCCCATGACGCTGGATGCAACGGGTCAAGGCTCGGGTCGGGCGACCATTCCGCCATGTACATCGTGGACGGCTCACCCTTGTCAATCGCTCGAATCCCTGCTTCACGCCAACGCTGAAACAAGACGGACTCTTCGGTGCCAGCAGTACTGAAGAAACACGCCAACGGGTTTTTGCGTGCGCGCTGTGCCGGCAACAAACCGCCCTCAACCGAGTCAGGGTTGACGTCAAACAACTCGTCCACAATCACAAGATCAATGCTCATACCGTGACCTTGGTTTGGCTTTAATGCTTTGACCCACCATTTGCTGCCGTCTGGCATGGTGGCCTGATAACGGCCATAGGACTTGACGATCTTGGCGCCGTAGTACTCCTCAAGGATTGGTGCCAAATCATCAAAGAGCAAGCACGCAAGATCAAGTCTGTGCGCGCCAGATACCACGGTCTGCTTTTGTCCACGTATCTTTGGCATCTCCACAAGCCAAAACAAGATAAGCGCCTGGATGATTGTGGTCTTACCGTTCTGACGTGCAACCGACACAAGACTTGAGCGATGCACAAACTTGTTATCGGCGTCAACCGCAAGCATTCCCTCAAGAGCATGCAGTTGCCAAGGC